GCTAAATTTGCCAACTCTAAATCAAAATTATTTTGTTCTGAATTAATAATGCAGGCATTAGAAGCTATTAATTTTAAACTATTACAAAATACTACACCAGCACAAACATCACCAGCAATGATGAGTTATTCGCCAGTACAAACTTATATAGGGCAATGGGTAACAGGAACTGAATTAAACATATAAGGAGGCTAATTATATGCAATTCACAAAAATATTAAATACAGAATCTGGTTGGAAATTCTATTGGAATGCTGACCCAACCAAACGTTATAAAGCAGTTTATAAAGGTGTAATTTTGGAAAAAAACCTAACAGATAGTTATGTTTCTTTTCTACCTAATTTTATAGAATACCCACCACCTATTGAAGTGATTGAAGAAAATACATTTGCAGATTCTGAAAAGAATCTGCCTTTTGTTTTATTACAATGGTATACTGTAAAATGTAATTGTTTTGAGGTTCAAGAATATCTTAGTGGTGCTTGGAATAGTATAGGATATATACAATATAATTCAAATACATTTATTTACTCATTTAAATCTAAAGATTTAAATGAGGATAGGGTATACAACCTTAGAGTAATTGCTATAGATGATGTGGAAAACACAGCGACACCCCTAGCTTTTGTAAAAGATGTAGTGATGCCCCCAAGTACACCTAAAGTAGATATTTCATATAATACAACATTAAATACAATAGAAATAAAGGAATTAGTATCCCACAAACAGACCAAGCATTATGTTTAGGTGGTTATATTAGTAACACTTTAGTAGTTTTTAAAGGTGTTTACATAGCATCTCCTATATCTAATTTAACTATTAACTATATATCACCAGGCAATGATGATGGGGTAGGTACATTAACCGTTGTAGATAGTACAACGGTTAAATACAAAGCACCCAATGACACAGCCTACGGTGCAAATGTAACTATAGCTGATGGTACAGAAAAAGTAATAGAATCTAATAATCCAGGTGCTTTTATTCGTATAGAAAGAACCTCTACAGCTCCTTTAACTGGTGAAGCTTTCCTTACCATAGATACATTGTATAACAATGTATATGGCTTTAATAATGTATCAGCAAGTGATGCTTTAACGGGTAAAACATTTTATAGGTGTGTTATGTTAAAAAATATGACTGCATCTGCTATACCAAATGTTAAAATAAAACCTGCTATACTTGGTACAGAAGATACCATAGTTTCCACCACTTTAACCACTGGAACAGGTACTATTACAGGACATACAGACGGTTTTAAGGATTGGGGGGCTACTGGTTTTGTTGCTATTTATGATGGTACTACTTTAAAAGAAATAATATATTATGCTAGTAGAACTAATACAGTATTAACTGTATTAGATTCAGCACATCGTAACGCATTGGGTACAGGGGGCGTTACCAGTTTTACAACAGGCTGGAGATTAATACCAGTAGCAGGGACATTAGTAGGAACAAATGTAGCACGTACCTTTGCAGCAGAAGTAACCATTGCAAATGAAACAACAGCACCATCTGGTATTACATTTACGTTCCCCCCATTAGCTGGTATTTTAATAGCATCATTGCCCACAAGTAATAGGATAGGGCTATGGCTTAAACAGATTATCCCTGGTTACTTTGGGTTCTAATTTATTAGGTAAAAGTATAATTAGAACATTAGCCTCCAATGTTCTAGGACGTACCCAAGTAACTACCCTTTCTTCCAATTTAGTAGGTAGAAATCGAATAGAAAATACACCTAAATATCTAGTGTATTACAAAAAGAATGGAAGTATTGATTTGGATAATATCCAAATCAAATCAGAAACACTTCCTATATCAATACCATTAGAACCAGTCAATACTAATTATAATGATTACAATATTCTAGTTAGAAAAAGAAGTAAATTTGGTATAGATAGTCCAAACCAATTTTTACAAACTGTAAAAATTTATAATGGCACAGAATTTTATCAGAAACCATCAAATCCTACGTCTTTTAGAGGTACTCCAGCATTGGGGCTAGATGTTACTGTAAGTGCAAATTATGATAACTATGGTGTTGAAAATAATCCAGGTAATCTTAAATGGTATTTTTGGGTAGATGCAACCCCTCTTAATATTACTATAAGTGAATCTACTATATCACCAAGACCACCTGATATTATAAAAAATTGTACAAGTAATTTTATTATGTGTAATCTGCCTAATAGTAGTGTTGGCACAATATACATATATTGTGCCTTAGTGTTTACACAAGGTACACCAGCTATATATACTAGTTCTGATATTGTAAATAATACAGTAGTAGTTAATGCACTTCCTGTTACCCCTACCCCTATTGTAGGGATTATATAAAAGGAAAAGGCTAACGGGTGAACATCCCGTTAGCCTTTTCGTTGTCAGTGTAGTAAGACCAACCACTATACACTAACCAAGGAGCAAATACATGAGTAACAACAATCACGTACTTACCCTACTATCAGCCCCAACATGCACAAGTAAACGCCTTTCCTAAAGATAAACATTGCCCTACATGAATTATTTGTGTCTCAGAGAACATCCCCTCCCTCAAAACAACCCAATTTAAACGAACAATATTAGCTAATTTTTCGTCATCATCTTGATTTAGAGCAAACATTCCAGTTACATGTGCAAATTTACGTTTATCACCAGAAAAATTAGATTTACGTATTAATCTAGCATCATACGATTGTGCATCTGCTTGTGTAGGTACTATCACCAATGTATGTAAATCTTGGGATAATCTACGGAGTGCTTTCCATGTACTATTGATTTGCTCACGTTTTTCAAATCTATACGTATTTGGTTCAGGTGCTAAAATATCAGGATAATCTATAATAATAACTTCTGGAATATAATTTTCAGTTAAACGCCATTTTTTTAGTATATTTCTAATATCTGCAACATTAACACTTTCGCTTGAATGTGTGGATATTTTCAAAAACGGTGTTTTTGAAGGTAAACCATAATGTCGCTTAAATTTATTTACCATCTTTTTAATAAAAGATGGTTCAGCTAATTCTTTAGAATCTATTTTTTTGGTTTTAACTCGAATAGTACCCTGTACATTAGCTATTTTATATGGATATACTGTTTGACTAGCTTCTACTTTAAATTGTGGTCTTCCAGTCATTCTACTACCTATTCTACGTAGTACTTGGTTTCTTGACATGTCCCCAACTTCAAATAAGGCTACCTTTCTTCTATTTTTTAGAGCTTGTATTACAAACTCTAAACACCAATACGTTTTACCGCGTTTTTCTGGTGCTAATATCCCTATTAAATTATTAGGTGCTAATGCGTGTTTAAAGAATTTATCCATAGCGTCATTCTCAAACAATATTAATGGTTTTGCAGCCTCTGCATAAGCATCATCCCAACATTCTTCATTATTAAGTGGGTCTACTACATCTTCAATTTCAGATACAATTGAATTAAAGCCCATAATGCTTGTTTCTGCGGTCTTTATGTCATCATGGAGTAAAGAGTACTCTAGCTCATCTTTTAGCAGTTTTACACGCATTGTGGCAAAATGACGGTGTGTTATATCAAGTAGGTATGATACATTAAGTGCTTCACTTTGTTCATACTCTTCTGATATGGTAGTTAGTACTTCTTCAACATCTAAAATAGTATCTTGTGGTGCTTTGGTTTTACTAGACCATGAATTATAAATATTTTCAATATCTCTACTAGGTGCTTTACCATATTTTGAATAATATTTTAAACACCATTTCATAATTTGTTTTAAATATGGTGTTTCGATAAAATCCAAATTTGTAGTTGGTGCAATGCTAGTTAAAAACTGGTCTGAAATTATTGCTCCTATTACAATAGACTTTTCTATTTTTGCGTCTATTTTTGTTATATTGATTGCCATTTTTACGCAACATACCTTTCAGCCTTTGCACTAAGATTGGCAATTCTTATATAATATTTCATAAATTTTTCAAAATGTTTACCACCTGGTAAAAAGATTCTAAGACTACCACCCCATCTATCACCCCATTCTCTTAATTCTTTGTTTATCCAAAAGAAATACTCTAAAAATACTGTATCTACGCCAAATAACCCTTTGGCGTAGTATTCTTGGAGAGTTTCATTATCTTCAAGTTTTTTCATATTTTCTATTTTAAATAATCGCCAATTATCCAAAATTTGAATAAATTTTGGGATTTCAGATTCTTTTACAGTGTGTTTTATGGTTGATTTCAAACTATGGCACATTCTTTTTTGGAGGTCATTTAAAACTACTTTTTCAACTGGTTCTTCACTTTTTTGTTTTGGAGCTGTAAACACATCATTACCACTATCTCTATTCATGGCTAATTCTAATCTTAAAAATTTAGCACGGAATGCAGCTCCACTAAAAACTACTGGAATATATTTTATATCATTCTTTTTTAATTTATGGCAATACCATTTTAATATCTTGGCAATTCTGGAATATTTTATTTTATCTAATTTATTTAATTTATGGAAATGTGTACTCCATTCATTCACATTGGATGTACAATTTATATTTTTAATATCATTTAATGTCTTAGCAAGATGATTTGCTAATTTAGAATCTTTATCATTAAAAATATATCTTGGTTTAGTTTTTGTTTTTGTTTTAATTACTTCAGTCTGTTTTGTCGTTTCCTCCAAAACAGTTTTATTAGAAATTTTATCTCTTTTTCCCCAAACTTGATTTGGGGATAATACTTTATAATTATATCTATATAGTATATATAGATAGGGCTGCACAAAATCTGTACAGCTAGCAATTTCATTTTGATTTTTAGACTGCACAAAATCTGTACAGCTAGATTCTTCCAATTTTTTATTATTTTTAGAAATTTTTGGTGATTTTTTTGTTTGACTTTTAGACTTGATTGGGTGTTTTTCTGGTTTGTAATTCTCAATATATTCATATTGAATCTTTACAATTCTTTTATCTTTTTTAGTGATTTTAATTAGCCCAAGTTCCTCTAAATGTTTTATACAACGAATAATAGTATTTCTATGCATACCAGTTCTTCTTGCAATAGATGTATTATTAACATAAGTAGATTCTCCAAATAATGCACAAAATCTATCTAATAAAATAAATACTGTCATATCATTTGGAGATATGGTTTTGTTTGCTAGCATAATATAAAGTTCTTTATGTACAAAATTATGCTTATTTTTAGTTGTACGTTCCTTTGTCATTTTCTAGTCTTGCTCCTTATTTTGATAATCATTAACAATGGTCTTAATATTAAAACGAATATATCTAACATCATTTTCTACTTTAGTATCTATCAGTTTAAGTTTTCTAAGATTACACATAGACCTTTTTACTCTACCCTCTGTTACACCTAAACGATATGCTAAGACATTATATCCATATCTTAAATAAGTGTCTACATCCATTTTATAGAGTACCATTAATAATAAAATATCACAATGACTTAAAACCTTTTCTTCCATTTTTTGGTAGAAGTAATGTAGAAATGGTGTAGAATCCAGTAATACGTGATCATATACTGAAAAATCACCATCTTCTTCTACTTGGTCAAACTTATCCTCTTCTTTAAATTTTTGTAACATACTTTTTACATTTTCCAAAATATTAGGCAATATTTTGATTGTATAGAGTTGTTTATTGTTACATTTAGCTTCTATAATACCATATTTTTTGAAAAATTTAATATTATTAGCTATGGATTCAGTATCACAAAATGTGTATGCCGCCATGTATTTAAGTGATTTATTTTTTACATTAGTGTTTACCACTAATTGTAAAAAATTAACAGCTTCTACATCTATTATAGCCTGTTCTCTTAGAATACGCACAGCTTCTACTATATTACTCATAAATTTAACTCCTTATTTTTAATTGTGTTGTAAGTTCATTGGCGATTTTTTGAGAAAAATCGCCAGGGTCTGTATTATAACCATCTAGTATATAAGTATTACCTTTAAAGACTGCAAAGTAATTTGCTAATTTTTTAGCTTGTTTTGATGCATTTTCCTCGGGGTCAAATAAAATATACCTATTTTTGTACTTTTTCAATTGTGTTGTCTGTTCAATATTCCAATCAATACCAAGAACAGCAACACTACCAGGGCCCAGTCGCCAAACGTCTCCAGGGCCTTCTACTATTATTATATTTTGGGTGGTAACTAATTGTATACCATATAATAATTGTTTTGGATTAATAGTAAGGTCTTTATTACTGGAAGTAAGCCATTTTGGCTTACTTCCATTGATACTCCTACCAGTATAACCAACAATATTGGAATCTATGTCAAATATAGGGGCAATACAACGCCAACTCCAAGGTTTATTTTTACCAAATAATCTGCCAGTAAATTCTAATTTAAAGGTATTTATTAGTAATTTTGGGTTAAATTTTCTGGAAATCAAATAATTACTATGTGCTTTAGTCATAGGAATAGTTTTAAATGGCTTAACTGCACTGCGTTTTCTGGCTACATTAATAATATCATTATCAATGATATTATTAATTGATTTTGTAGTATATTTCTGTATTAGTTTTTTAATATGATGTGGGTCATTTATATTTGTTATTTCTTTTACAACAGTATAAACAGAATGCCCACCACATCTCCAACAATTAAAATAACCATTGGCTATGTTAAAGCCCAGATGCTTACCAATAGTACCATCACTACTATATTTACCACAAAAAGGACAACTAATTTGTATCCAACCTATATGGCAATGTTTATGCCCGTCTGCGGCAGGTATAATATGATGATCACTTGCAAATTGTTCAAAATTAAACATAAAACTAACTCCCTAAAACGGCAGTAGTCATTTTAGACTTACGTTCAAATGTTTTCCAAATTAATTCATCTACTGTATTGGAAGATATAAAATAGTATATGTTAATACTTGAAGCATTTTGACCTATTCTAAGTACCCTATCACTAGCTTGTGCATGTAAAGCTGGAACCCATTCTAATTCAGCAAATACAACCGTATTTGCCGCTGTTAATGTTATTACAGCACCATCAGCTATAGTTGAGCCTAAATAAACCCTACATTTAGCGTCTTCTTGGAATTTTACTATCTCTTCTTGTGCAAATTGTGGTTTTACATATCTTCTACTAGCAAATTTTATTTTTTTCTTTTTTAAATATTCAGCGATACTATCTATTACAATTTTATGGTGTCCAAAGATAACTACTTTATCTTTGGTAGTGTCTAAAAATGTATCTAGCCATTCATATATGGCTGTTAATTTACCCTCACCTGCTAACATTCTTAATTTAGATAGTTTTGCACCACCCTCTTCTTTTAATGTTTGGATATTTCTATTTGGTTGTTTGTTGTACCATTCTAAAAATCCATCATCTATTTTATCATATAATTTTCTATTATTTATTTGAACAATATTTTCAATATTGTTCTTTTCTGGGAGTTCCTTTAAAACTTGTTTTTTGGTTCTTCTAATATATAAAGGACTTATCACCTTTTTAAGATGATAAATAGTTCTATAATTAACACCAAATTTCCAACCCCTACCTTTAAATGCTTTTTTAGGTTGGCAGTATTTAAAAGCATAGTTCCAATATGTACCAAGTGTTTTTATATCGTCTGTTACAAGTGCTAATATTGTATAAAAATCAATAGGAGAGTTTAATATGGGTGTTCCAGTCATTGGTATAACATGATCGATTGTTTTAGCTAGGCGGAGACAAGATTTAGTTCTTTTTGTTGTCGGATTCTTAATATAATGGGATTCATCAAGAATAAGTATTTTAGGATTTAGTTTATTGAGATAAGATTCCCATTTATTTAATATACTATAATTAATTATTAATATATCCGCATCTGTTTTATAGGTTTTAGTGCCTACTAAAACCTGCACAGAAGTAAATGTAGTGTGTAGTTTTATTTGGTGTTCCCAGTTATATTTACCATTGGCAGGGCAAACAATAATAACAGGTAATTTACTAGGGTAAAGTGCTAAGAACCCTAATGCTTGTAATGTTTTACCTAATCCCATATCATCAGCAATAATACCGTTACCTTTGCGTTGGCATAAATATTTAATACCATCTATTTGGAATTTTCTAGGTTTTGTTTTTAGGTATTTTTGTAGTTGTTTAATTGCCGACATAGTGCATATTCTCCTTGATTTCAGCAAAATATGTATCCCACATTGTACTAGTCCAATCTAATACATCAATTGCATATTCTCGTACTATTTTAATAGTAGCAATTTTACGTATAGGGTCGATGCATTCGGATAGACATTTAGGGGGGTTTATTAATAATTCTATAAGCTCTAAAGCTTCAGGAGATAAGCCTCTTTTTAGTGTATTGGTAAAATGTGTATCTTCTTCTTTCTCAAAAATACTTAAATCTGTTTCTGTTCCTATGGGAGAGTAAGGAATCTCTTTTCTTTTCTTTCTTGCAATACCCTCATCAATAGCACTATAACAACCACGTTGATATATAAAAGTACTTAAAGCACTCTTTGTAGGGTCATATTGCTTTAAGCTCATGTATACCCTATTAGCAACACTAGATAGAACAGCATCAAATTTTAAATGTGGGTATTTTGCCACAGCTTTATGGCATATTTTATAAATAAGTTTGTGGTATTTTTCCCAAATTTCTTCATTTGTCATACCAGTTTTATTAGGAGGTATGTTTGACAGGTCTAATAGTTTAATATTCATTTTAATTTGCTCCTTATTATTTTATACTAAATACTGTAAAAGGTTAATTATATAATAGTGGGTTCTATTTAAAAAACAATACACTATTTTAATATTTTTTGAAAAAAATATGAAAATAGAAGAATAAGATAAATTATAACTAAAAATAAGGTTAATTATGAATAGAAACATAACATTAGAAGATATAAGATACATTTTAGATTTATTTGGTATTGAATACACAAAAGATATTTCACTTCTAAAAGCATCACTTAAATTAGAAAGAATGCTTACAAGACTAAAAGAAGCGATTGATAGGATGAATAAATCAGAACTTTTACATAAAATAAAAGTTCCTAATAGATTTGGACTATGTTCCAAAATAGAAAAATTAATAGAAGAGTACCTTTGGAGTATATTCCCAAAAGGTGCATTACGTAGTGATATAGTAAATTATGTTGATAACAAAATGGAAGATATTAATCCAATAACAGTAAAGTCCCGTATCTCATTAGGATTACATACACCAGAATTAGTGCATTATGCTGGTATTCTTTTTGAGAAAAATAATAAAATATATATTAAATACAAAAATAAAAACAAGGAGTAGACTATGTACACACAGACCATTACACACACAATTAAAAGTGAATTGCTTAATACATGGACTTGTAAAGCGTGTTTTACAGCACCTGAACTGAATACAAGAATAGGGTATATATATCAACCTAAATTCATTAAAAGGTGCTTAGATGATGCTTTAAATAACTTACAAAAAGACACAATTTCACAATATACAATAGGTACTCTTATTGTTTATTGTGTTTCTGAACTACTTCCTGTTATACAACAGACTCGCAATACAGTTACATTATCTTATATAAAAATAACTGACAATGAAAATGGTAACACCATTAGATATGAATTACCATAAATGATTAAAAATACATTATGTGGGGAATACGCTAAAAAGGGGGAATTACTTATACCAAGTATGTGTAATTTTAAATGGGATTTTACATATTTAAATACAGCACGTACTTTGTTGAACCCCCAAAAAGTACATTATAAGAAATTAAATAATTTCTTATATAAACATTATTTGGATAGTACTATATTAGAATGGCTAGATACCATTAAAATAAAAGTAGGATATGGGAGAATATTAAAAAAATCATATAAATATACATTAAAAACATGTGATTATCTTATAAAAGATTGTTATAGGTATATCTATATTTATAGAATATTAGAAGATGGTGTATGTAACAATAAAGAAGTTATATACAATGCAAATAAAAAATACATAGAGTACAAGGAGCTTACAAAATGATTAAAATTAATAGAGAGATATTGGTAAAAAAACTAATAATAGCAAGCAAAGCCACCAATCCAAAAGAAGATATTGAACAATCAGATTCTTTTGTATTTACAGAGGATTTTTTATACGCTTTCAATGGGATGTGCTTAACTAAACAGGCAACACCATTAAAAGGATTTGTAGGAAGTGTAAAAGCTGGTAAATTTTTACAATTTTTGCAAAAATTTCCAGATGACGTAATAAAAGTATCTTGGAACGAAAAACAAATTAAAATAGTTGGAAAAAACAAAAGAGGTGGTATTACTATTCAAAGTAAAATAAACACTGAATTAGTAGATGGTGTAGATTTACCTACTGATTATGTAGATGTTCCTAAAGATTTTGGAGCATGCCTACTAAAGGCTAGTAGGATATGTGGAAAAGATTACACAAGACCAAATACAACACATGTTCATGTAACAAATCAAAAAATAGAAGCAACGGATTCAACAAAAGCATTTAGAGCTTTTGTTGAATCCGATTGTAGTGAATTTATTATGTGTGCTGAATTTGCCAAAATAATAGGTAGTTTATTAGTTGAAAAAATTGCTACTAATGATACATGGGCATCATTTATGGTTAATGACATAGAAATAGCTGTAGTTATTGCACAAGATGAGTATTTTAATGGGGATATAATGGATAATATTTTTAATTGTAACGGTACTTCTATTGCACTTCCTACTGATTTCCAAGATGCCATTAGTCGTGCTGGCATTTTACAAGATGAGCAAGACAAAAACCTAATAATAACACTTTCCAAAGAAAGTGTTATTATTAGTATAGAAAATAGTACAGGGTGGTATCAAGAAAAGCTACCAGTTTCATATAATGGTGAAAATTGTAAATTTTCACTTCCATTGGTAATTTTATTAGATCTTTTATCAAAAAGTAAGAATATGCTTTTTGAAGCTAGTAAAATAAAAATAGAACTAGGTAATATGGAGTATATTGCAGCTATTCAAGTTGTTGAAGAATAGAGGTACATAATATGAATCCATCTTTTTTTACACCACAACAAACCACAACAAAAAAGAAAATACCTGTACTTTTCCCTAAATGTGGTAAATGTTCTGTTAAAACAAAAACACATGTTAGGGGGGTAAAGCGATTATATCCTAATTCCCCCATTATGCTAGTACTAACAAGACCTACCCAAGATGAGTATGCTGAACGTACACCATTAGTTGGTTATAAATATGAAATATTAGAATACCTAATATCCGATTTAAAATTACCACGTAATCAAATATCAATTACGTATGCTGTACAATGTATGGGGGCAAAACAAGAAGATAGTGTTTTTTGTTGTGCAAATGTTATAAGAGATATAAAAAAAGTAAAACCAAAAGTTGTTTTACTTCTTGGTACAAGTGCTATTAATAGTATTGTTGGCACATACACACCCAAAAATGTAGCACCACTTAAACTAGTGGGTAACATTATCCCAATCCCTGCTTTAGGTTGTTATGTAATTCCTACATATAATGTTTCAGATATGGGCAAAAAGTATATTGAAAATATTATGAACTCGCATTTCCAAAAAGCTTTAACATATTTAAATGTTCCATTTAAATATGAAACAGTAGAAAATTTACAAAAACAAATAGATGTTATTTTAGACACTAAAAAAGCATTAAAACAACTAAAAGAGATTAATAGGCAAAAAGGAATCAGTGCTTTTGATTACGAAACAACTGGACTAAAGCCTGAAAGCCCTTTACAAAGGGTTTGGAGTATGTCTATCTATTTTAAAGGAAAAACTATTGCTTTTAAATATGAAGATATTTTGTTTGAAGAATGGTGCAAATACCTAGCAAATCAAAATATTAAGAAAATAGCATCAAATTTAAAGTTTGAAGAAAGATGGAGTATTTGTAAATTTAATACACCAGTAGCTAACTGGTATTGGGATACTATGCTTGAATCGTTTTTAAGTACTAATATGGTTGGTACAGCTAGTGTTAAATTATTGGGATTTTTATACTTTGGATTAGGTACATATGATAGCCATATAAGCCCATATTTACAAGCACCTACCCCTAATTCATTAAATCGTATTAATGAATTAGATATAGAGGAATTACTAATATATAATGGAGTAGACAGTCTACTAGAATATAAAGTAGCAAAACACCAAAGGAGCTTCACATGTACCCAGTAACACCACAAGCAAGAAAATTATTTATAGAGGGTTCAAAGACGCTAGCACAAGTAGAATCCAATGGTATTAGAATAGATGTACCATATTTACATAATGCTATTAATCAGACCAAAACTACAATTAATTCCTTGAAAAAGGAATTAATTGAAACTGATGTTGTTAAAACTTGGAAAAAGACATATTATAATGATACAAATTTTAATTCTACTACACAATTAGGAACTGTTTTATATGATATAATGGGATATAAATGCCCAGATGTGGGTAAAAAAGTAGATGAATACCATTTAAATAAAATAGATAATCCATTTGTTCAAAAGTACCTACAAATTAAAAAACTAGATAAAGCTCTCAATACCAATTTACTTGGTATTGAGAAAGAAAGAGTGGGTGAATATATACATCCATTTTTTAACCTTAATACAGTGATAACATATCGGTCTTCTTCTAATGCTATTAATTTCCAAAATATTCCAACACATAATAAAAAAATAAAAAAATTAGTAAGAGGTTGTTTTATACCTAGGGAAAATAGCATTTTACAAGAAAATGACTATTCTAAATTAGAAGTACATATAGCTGCTTGTTATCATAAAGACCCTGTAATGCTTAAATATTTAAATGATAGTACAACAGATATGCATAGAGATACAGCTATGGATTGTTTTTTAATAAAAGACCCTAGTCTAGTTTCTGGTGATATTCGTTATGTGGGTAAAGGTTCTTTTGTATTTCCACAATTTTATGGTGATTGGTATGTGGACTGTGCTAAAGCTATGTGGGAACAAATAAACCTACTTAAATTAAAATTAACTGATGGTACACCACTTTTACAACATCTTAGAAAAATGGGAATATATGAATTAGGTAGTTTAGATCCAAAAGCACCCGCTGGAAGACACACTTTTGTAGCACATATTAAAAAAGTAGAACGCATCTTCTGGAAAGAGCGTTTTAAAGTGTACGATAGATGGAAACAACATTGGTATAATCAATACATGCGTAAAGGTAGTTTTACATCTTTAACAGGGTTTACATATAGGGGTATTCTTAAAAAAAACCAAGTTATAAATAGTCCTGTACAAGGTGCTGCTTTCCATTGTTTACTATGGTCTTTAATCCAAATCCAAAAAAAATTAATAAAATATAAAATGAAGACCAAAATCATTGGTCAAATACATGATAGTATAATAGCTGACGTACACCACACGGAACAGCAAGCATACATAGACATATCAAAGCAGGTGATGGTAACAGATTTGATGAAGCATTTTAAGTGGATAAACACACCACTGAAAATAGAAGCTGAAACCACCAAAATTGG